TTAGGCAGATGCGTAAGTTTTTGTGCATTCAAGCACAATGCTGTACATGTCGCCGGCTGATGCATCAGCTGTTGTGAACAAAACATCGCCTGTTTTACCGGCGCCTGCATTGTTAGGAATACCACCAAAAGACGAAAGGTCCATCAGGTAGTTTGAGTTTTGTGGAATCTGCCATGCAAACTGGTCAGTAGTAGCATCCCAAAGAATGCGGACCTCCATACCATGGGTTGTTCCAAAAATTTTGTTGATTTTGACACCGTTGCAAGCCAAATTAAAAGAATTTGGAGCAAGCGTAGAAACGTCAATTTTCAAAACAGCGGTTTCACCCGTGCCGTCTGAAATGTTTGTAAACTTGGCAATGAACAAGCGCTCACCGTCAAGAATCGTTTGTGAGGTTACTGCATCTGCCATGTGTATCTCCTAAAATCCAGGGACAAGCCCTGGAGGTTGATTAGGCTGTACGTGTAAAAACGTAAGCCGTTGCGCTAGAGAACATGATGGTGAAACGAGCCAAACCCGTTGCGCCAACAGGAATTGTCAAGTCACCAAAACTACCGGCAGTGTCTACAGCAGCGCTAGACAAAATACCGTTGGTAGCTACAGCAACAGTCACAGCGCCTGAGCTTGTGCTTGCGGTGTTGTCAATATACAAATCAAAAACTGTACCTTTAGCTGCGCCAAGGGCTGCGCCAAGCAGTGTGCCTGTAGGCAAGGTAATAACTACAGCAGTAGCTGAAGTTACTGTGATGTAGCCCGTAGCAACTTCAGCAGCGGTGGCTGTAGCTGTAGCGTTGATTGCTGCAGTTGTGGCATGCGTTACGCGGCCAGTTCCTGCAATATTACCGGTTACGTTACCGGTCACATTGCCGGTCAAAGCGCCAATAAAGCCATTTGTGGACGTTACTGGGCCGGAAAAGGTAGTAGAAGCCATTTTAAATTCCTCTCATGCGAGTTGGTGGGTATCTGTCTGCATGACGTCAGCTGGGAGCTGTCAGATACGCCGGAAAATCCCAGAAAAAAACCCTGCCAGATTGTGTCCGGCAGGGTATTCTACTTAAACGCCAGCTGTACCGTACAAGCCACGTGGGTCAGTCCAACCCACTGTGTATCGCTCAGTAGCTTTATAGCGCATAGAGTCAGTCTCGAAGTCACCTTCCATAGACTTCTCTAAGCCACGACGCATCATGAGCTTCAAGCCTTCTGGTGCATCAGTCTGAATCCACCATGCGGTAGAAGAGGTGATACGTGACAAGTTAGCTTGGCCATCAGCCAGCAAGCCCATAGACTTAACTGGGTTGATGTCGTTGTCGGCTGTGCCTGTACGCAAAACGCTTTTCAGCAAAACTTCAGCTTGGAACACGTTAGAAGGGCCTGCAACAATCTTCTCAGGTGTCAAACGAATACGCTTGCCGTTGTTGTCAACAGCGTTGCGGATTTGGATGAGCAACTGCTCAAGTGAAGTTTGTGACAAGTTAGCAGCCGTGCTTAGCTGGTTGCTGAATGTGCCGCTAACAATAGGGTGTGCAGTGTTGATCAGCGATACGCCGTCACCACCAACATACGCACTGTTAAATGCACGGTTCAAAACGTTAGCCGACAGAGTTTCTTTAGTCTCAATCAAAGACTGTGCCAAATGTTTGGCATAGGTTTGACCGATACGAATGTGGTCTCCGTCTTCTACCAAGACTTTGGTCAAGCTGAATGCCAGACCGTAGACTTTGTAGAGGTAACGTTGCAGGAACAACACGCCGCCTGATTGGTAAGTAACAGCCATACCGTCAGGCAGTTCAGGCGCGGCGCCAAAACCATAAAGAACAGGTTCTTCATGGTAGTTGCGTGGAATGCCTTTTTGCTCACGGAAAACCATCTTCCATTCATCTGCACGTTGGTCGTACACACCGTCAAACACTTCGTTGAGGATTGGCTCAACTACGGATCTAAAGTCCGTACTTCGCATAGGGGTAGCCATTTTTTAACCCTCCTTAGATTGAGTTGACGGCAGCTTTGTATTGATGTTCGTTGATACGAACAATCGCCACAATATACGCGTCGGTCAGAGAATCATTAATATCACCAGCAAAGCCGGTCAATTGGAATTGACCAGAAGTAGCTTGGATGACGCCGATTTGGGTATTTGACAAACCTGTTGAGGTAGAACCTCCAGGTGAAGCCACAACCCAGTCCATTTCTTCACCAACGGCAGTTTGCATTGTCGTAGTGCCAGGAGTGCCTGGATTGCTGTACTGAACATTAAACAAAGTTTCTGGATCATCATATACATAAGCAATGATTTCTGTAGCAGTTGTGCCTGAAGGCCAATAAGGCGATACAGTTGGTTTGCCCAAAGAATCATTAAATTGGCAGCCGGCAAAAATACCAAGCAGCGAAATTCCATCAACAGTACCTGAACGGGTACCATCAGATGTGCCGAGTTGCACAGTACCGGCGTCTACCAATTTAACGGGGTCACCGCTAAAAATGTTAGCCGCATAAGTACTGGCGATTGTGTAAGCCTTAGGTCGAATTTGACCACTGTTGTGGAAACTCGCTCTAAAGCCAAATGGTGCGCTAGTCGAAGACATAGGTTGCTCCTAAGTGGATTAAAAGGTTGCGTCAGGAAAGATCGAATTGAGCTTCCCGTTGTTGTCCTATTTCCAGGTTACCATCACCTTGTGTAATCCGCGACTTAGATGAACGCGCCTGCTGCTCAAGAAAATCTGCCGTGTCCGTCAGTTTTTCTTCTTCACGTAAAGGTGCATCGTGATGCGCCTCTCTCATGTATTTCTCATAAAGAGAAATGGGCAGCTTAAAAGCCAACATCTCATTTACCCCAATAAGCCCTGCCCAATCACCGGTTTTAAGGGTTGCGTATTCCCAGCCAGGAACATCTTCTGACTTTACTGGTTCATAGCCCAGTCGAATTCGCATATGGATCGAGTCACGAGGGTTAGTCGTGGTTAGCCAGCACATGTGCCAGCCGGAAAGTTTTGGTAAGTCCGGTAAAGAGGACTGAAAAAACTGCTGACGGAACATTTCAACCCGCTCATCTTCGGTCACCTCTCGGTTTTGTGTGATTGCACGATCTATCATCGCACGACTCTCACGACCTTCACCTGCGGATTTTTTCAAGCGTTCGTCTGTCATAATACTCGCTCCTTTCAGCGATTGGAATCAATTATAAACTAAAAATCATTATGCCTTATTGGCACGGTCGTATTCGGAATACCGTTTTGCGTACTTCATACGCAAAACAGGATCCTCCCATACTCCGGCGTCAATCAGAGCCTGTTTACGCTCTGGGCTTAAATAAATCTCTTTGCGCGTTGTTGTAGGTGCATGTTCACGGCCAGAACCTACGGCAGGCCCGCCTCGAGGCGTTCTTTCTTCCTTAGCCGGTTGGCGCTGGTTTTTAAACTTCTCAGGCAAACGTCTGGCAGTGCGTTTGCGGAGTTCATCCCAGTACTCTTCAGTCTGTGGATTAAACCCGTCCTTGGCCAAAGCTTGGTCAATAGCAATAACGATTGCTGAGTCTTCATCACGACCTTGTGAGTCATACCACGGATTGTCTGCCATGAATTCTTTGGCGTAATGCATGGTCATGTCGTCAATCTGCTGTGCCTGAGGCTGTGGCCGCTGCTGCGCTGCTTGCTGCTTGGCATATTGAAGCTGCTGAGCCTTTTGCATTGCCTGATCACGATAGCGCATAGCTTGTGCTACATCAGCGCCATTGCCTGCTTCTACTGCCTTGGCAATAACCCGCTCTGCCATTTCAACTTCATTAGTAGCAGAAGCAATTGCTTGGTCGTAACTACCTAAGTCTACTTGGTGCGAGCGTTGTTCTTGGACAGATACTCTGCGCTCAAGATCATCATTGCGTTTACGTAAGAAGTCCAGTTCGAGTTTGTCACGCTTGATAGCTTGATCTCGTCTGTCTTTGCGCTCAACTTTTTCAAGTCTGCGTCTTTCTCTGATTGCAGCTCGCTCAGGGTCATTGCCGTCACCTTCATCTTCTTCTGTAGCAGATGATGAAGTGCGTTCATCTTCTTGATCTTCATGGTCATCTTCATGATCAGTTAAATCTTTTTTATCTTCAACAATAACTATTTCTTCGTTACTGCCTTTTTCGTCATCATCTTCTTTTAGAACTTCAGCCATAACTCATCTCCTTTCAGATGAATGCTCGGATTGCTAAAGGGTCGCCAGTTACCTGCCCAATAATATCCAAGTCGTTGAAAATAACAAACATTGCAGATGCGTCTGTGTTAGGAATCTTTACTTCCCAACGGTCACCACCATACTTAGCTACGCGAACATGTTCGCCTGCTTTGCACCAATCGCCTTCTGGCCATGGCTTCATGTCATTACGGTTCTTAAACGCAAGAGGGCCCAAGGCAATTACTTTGCCAATCTGGGTATTCCACTTTTCTGTTTCATTAGAACCATGTATGTCAATGATGATACCGCCGGCTGATTTCTTTTTAGGTGTACGGATCTGGATCAGAACACGGCTTCCGAAAGGCTGAATGCCAGCATCTACTGCTGGGAAAGCCTCCGCCATTGCGTCCTCATAAGTCATTGTCAAAGTTTTTCTCCTCGTCTAAAAGTTTCAACAGTACGTTGATTGCCGACTCATAACCGGCAACCATTCCAACGCGATACCCGTACTCGAAAGTATCGCGAGTCTGAGGACGCTTCAAAGCTTCAACAGCAAATGACTGCTGCTCTGACTTGAGGCGATTCAAAAGTTGTGACTCAATGTTCATGCAGGCGTCTTAGGCGTTGCCGGGGCTGCTGGCAATGTTTGGCCATTTAGCTTTTCGCCTGCCGCAAGACGGTGTTTTTGTTTTACAAATGCACCTGTCATTGGGACTGTGCCTGTTTTTGGTGTATCGCTCATAACTATCTCCTTAAGGGTTTGGGTTAATGCCTGTGCCTGTGCTATACGCAACTTTTTCGCCTGTTGCCATTTCAGCAGCAGCTAGAAGTTTTGCCGTATCGTTGTCAGCCGTGTTCATACGCTCTCTGGTTTCTAACTCAGCAGCCGTGCGTTCATTCTCGGCTTGTTGTTTAAGTTGCTCAGCTTGTGTACGCTGTCCAAGCTCTTGCTGTTGTGCTTGCAGTTTAGCCGCTTCAAGTTGTTGCTGCGACTGCATCTTCTGCTGCTCAATCTGCAATTTAGCTTGATCAACCTGCATACGTTGCTGCATTGCTTGACCTTGGACTTGTGCATTGAGCTGCGCAACTTCCATAGTCTTATCAGGCGGCATTGGTGGTTGAGGTTTAAACTGCTGAGCGGCTTCATCAATTTGTGCAAGCTCTTGAGCAAAGCTTCCTAACTGGTTCTCAATAAATTTCTGCACTTCTAAGATAATTTTGACCTGGTCTTCTGCTTCTTCAGGGATTAATTTCTCTTGTTGTGCTTTGTCAACAGCATTATGCGCTTCGACTAAGTAGTAATTAAGCAAGTGATCACGCAAATGATTAGCCATCGGGTACAAATACGTTTTTACGATGGCAGGGTTCGAGCCAAACAAAGGAGACTTCAAGAAAGGAATGTGCGTCATCAAGTGTGCCATGTGGTCTTGCGATGGCAACACGTAAAGAGGTCTGCCCATTGCAGCAGCAACGTTCTCTGACACAGGGTCCATGTCTTCGCTGCCAGGCAAAGGCTGCAATACCTCATTTGCAGGCACTTTCATGTTGCGAAGGAACATCTCTTCTACTTTACGCGCATCGTACATCTGCGGCATTGCGGTTGCACGCTGCATGATGGCTTGAGTTTGCGCAAAACGCTGAGTTTCACTAAAGATTGCAGGGTCGCTGACAGGGATAATGTCCATCGGGCCATCAAAGTCTGATGGATCAATCTCCAAACCTTGTGACTGAGCTTCAATATCCTCGATTGTCAAGTAAGCACTATTGATGCGGTGCAAAATCTTGAAGCAACGAGCCATTGAGCCGTGCAAGCGGCTATGAATCGAGCTAAATACCACCATGCCTTGCTCAATAAGAGCCATGGTTGTACCAACAGGCTGATTAGGATTCTGGTCAGACAGCTTTTCAAACGATGTTTGCACAACCCCCTTGCCTGCATCGACCAAAAAGCCTAAAAGTTGGAACAACGTAGGGCTTGGGCCGTTGAATGGCAGAGGCATGGCAAGTTTGCGTACATCATCGATCAATGCGCCGCCTTCCATCTCAACTACTTCAGTCGGTTGCACGTTTAAGGTCTGGCCGCCAGGGCCGCCTTTAAGTTTTAGCAGCGTAGGCACGTTTTGGATGTGCGCAGAATCTAGCAAAGCACGTAATGCTCCTGTAGCTGCACCGCTTAAGCCGCCAATCATGTGGGTTAGGCCGATTGGGTAAGCACC